TCTAAAAAGAAGTGGGTCCGACTTAAACTGTAAGACAGCCCAACCCCCTCCTTCCAAGGCATGGGTCGAGTCCAAACGTATCACGGCGTAACCGTTTACAGACAACCAAACAAAAGAGTGAAAACACCGAGCGACGATATACATATGGTATACCCTCCCTAGCCGCGTTACTTGTTACAGCACTCCCAGCAAAAGCAGGTTCAGTAGTAGCCATAGCAGGCGGGAAAATCGTGGGAAAACTTCTTGGACGATACGCAGTACCAGCCATTGAAGGGGCAGGGAACGCAACATGGGCTGCTGCAACCAAAGGATTAGGGGCAATTGGAGAAGGCGGTAAAACATATATTGCAAACACCGTCTTTGGCAAAACGTTGGCTTCAACTCAACTTGCATCAGCCGCACAAACCGCTGGTCGACTAACAGGATTGGAAGCAAACGCTGCAAGAATTTCTACACAAGCAGCACGTGGCGCAGCAGCAGGCGGCATAAACATTGTAAAAGATATTCAAACAGGCAAAAAAATCCTTAAAGGTGCAGCAGCACTTGGTGGACTATACGCAATTAAAAAGAAGTAGTCTTATCCCTACATGGGAACCAAACGTAAAGTCAACCCCGAAGACAAACAACGATTCTTCGCAGCCATAGCAGCAGGCTCATCAATAACCGAAGCCTCACGCATCTCAGGTGTACACATCAACACAGGCTCACGATGGTTAGCCCAATCCAAAGCAGCCAAAGCCAAACTAGACGCAGCAGTCTTAGCCGTAACCAAAACTAAATCACGTGAAGGCGGCGCACAATACCGTCAATACGAACAAGACCTTGATGAGTCAAACAACCTGCTACCTGCCATCCCCCACAACCGTTTATGCGACGAAGCACTACGCGGTCTACATGACTTCGACTTTTTTAGAAAACATTATCTAGGGCGTGTTCCGTCCCCGTGGCAAGTAGAGGCAGCCGTCACCCTAGTAGCGATGCTAGAAAACCCTGAAAAAGAATTTGTTGTATTAAACGTCCCACCAGGAGCAGGCAAATCAACCCTCTTCCACGACGTAGCCGTATGGTCCATAGTCCGCAACCGTGCCATCCGTGTGATGATTGGTTCCATTTCTCAAGCAATGGCAAAACAATACTCCCGCCGAATCAGAGAAACACTGGAACGTCAACAACCAATCCACCCAGACCCAGAAATTGTTAAGAAAGGACTGGCAGTGGACGCTCAAGGATGCCTGTCTGTGGACTACGGTCGTTTTAAACCATCCGACAAAGGCGCACTATGGCGTGCAGAAGAATTTGTTGTAGAACAGTTAGATGGCAACGGACTCGATAACAAAGAACCAACCGTCCGTGCATACGGTATCGACTCAGAATACATTGGACACCGTGCAGACCTCTGCCTTTTTGACGACGTGGCATCAGTAGATAACGCCCGTGAAGGTAACACTCGCGACAAACTGTTAGAACGCTGGGACCAAGTAGCCGAAGCCCGTGTAGACCCAGCAGGATTACTCGCTGTCGTAGGACAAAGACTCGGTTCAGGCGATTTGTATGCTCATTGCCTCAACAAAATCACGTATGACATCGACGACGATGATTATGACGGGTCAGACATGACCACACCAGAGTCATTTGCTGCCACAGAACCAGTCAAATCCTCTAAATACAAGCACATTGTGTACAAATCTTATTATCCTGAACTAGATGACGGTCCCAAATCACGTCGATATGATGCCAAACCGTACCCCGAAGGACCATTACTAGACCCGCAACGTCTCGGTTGGAAAGATTTATCATATATCAGGTACTCAAACCCGCGCACATTCAAAGTTGTATACCAACAAGAAGACGACGCAGACGACACCAACCTAATCTCACGGGTGTGGATAACAGGTGGACTAGGACCAGACGGTGTTCTCTATCAGGGTTGCATAGACAACGACCGTTTACCAGGTCAAGTCCCTGAAGGACTCACCCCGCCAGTCATTTCACTGATTTCTGTTGACCCATCCCCATCACAATTCTGGGGTATCCAATGGTGGCTATACCAGCCTGCAACAAACCTCAGATATTTGATAGATGTCGAACGAATCAAACTGACTGCCGAAGAACTCTTAGGTTACGACACGTCGACAGGGGAATACTCTGGGCTGTTAGAGGATTGGACTAATCGTGCGTTCAGTTACGGCTACCCTGTATCACACATCGTGGTTGAGGTCAACGCCGCCCAACGATTCCTCTTAGCCCACGACTTTGTACGTAAATGGCAATCACGACAAATGGTAAACATCATCCCCCACACCACACACCGAAACAAATTTGACGAAAAACTTGGTATCGAAGCACTACTCCCACCCCTCTACCGTTCAGGAGCAGTACGTCTACCAACAATGCGTGGCAACTGGAAAACTCTTGCACTAGTAGACGAACTCACCAAATGGTCGCCCGACAAAAAAAATGGTACCGACCTTGTAATGGCAAACTGGTTTGCAGAACTACACTTCCCAACAGTCGGCGGCATAAAACTTCCCCCGAGGCAGTGGCGTCCTTCTTGGATGCTAAGCGGTAACTGAGTATAGTATTGTTGGCATAGCCATCTACTGTAGGAGAACTACAAACAGTGCAATCAGTTGAACAAATAGTAGCCCTCTACAACGCCCGCCGCGAAGCACAAGGACCCATCCTGCGCCGTATGCGCGAAGTAAGAGACTTAGCCAACGGCGACATCGTAATACCATTATCAGAACTTGACCGCAACGCACGAACCAACGTAGCAAACCTACTCGTACAAGGCTTAGACCAAACCTCTATGCGTATCGCATCAACCATGCCGATGCCATTCTTCCCACCAATCAAACAAAACAACTCAGACTCACAAGAACAAGCACGCCTTCGCAAAAAAATTATTTTGTCATACTGGGACAAAAACAAAATGGGACTCAAAATGCGTCGACGTGCAAGACACTTCCTCGCATACTCATCCAGCCCAGTGTACCTTCGCCCAGATTTCAAAACGCTCACACCAACCTGGTCTATTCGCAACCCGCTCGACACCTACGCTGCACCACACGAAGACCCAGACAACCTAGTCCCAGATGACACAATTTTTACGTACACAAAAACCGCTCAATGGCTTATCGACAATTACGGTCCACAAGTTGTTGGCAAACTACGCATGGGACGTGTGACACCAGACTCACGTTTCACCATTCTTGAATACTGTGACGACATGGAAATCGTTTTGTGTGTTATGGGTGCGCCAGTCGCAGAAGGAATGACACCACCAGAACGAGCAGGATTAGAAACCATTGAACTAGAACGCATGCCGAACCGTACAGGTATGCCACTGTCCGTTATTCCAAGTCGTATCTCATTAGATACCCCAAAAGGTCAGTATGACGGTGTGCTCGGAATGTATTTCACACGCGCACGTTTACAAGCACTCACAGAAATCGCTATCGAACGCGGCATCTTCCCAGACGAATACTTGGTAGCACGCGCAGGCGAAAACCCTGAAATCATCCAGATGGCTGACGGAAAAACAGGGCAGTTAGGTGTAGTTAAAGGCGGCGACATTCAACAGTTGCAAACAAACCCAGGTTACAAAACAGATACCGCGCTAGACCGTCTCGAACGCCAAGAGCGACTTGAGGGTGCTATCCCTGCAGAGTTCGGTGGCGAATCAGGCACCAACATACGAACTGGTCGCCGCGGCGAAAACGTGCTGTCATCCACAATTGATTTCCGTGTACAAGAAGCCCAAGCAGTATTTGAACAAGCACTCTACGAAGAAGACAAGATTGCTATTGCTATCGAACTTGCCTACTGGGGCAATCAAAAGAAATCGTTTTTCTTGCAAGGACGCGCATCAGGTGGCATGACCAACTATGTGCCAAACAAAGTGTTCGAAACAGACTTCCATTACGTCACATACCCATCATCAGGTTCCGATGTTAACGGTCTTATCGTAGGTTTAGGTCAAAGACTGGGTACAGGTTTGATGTCGAAAGAATCTGCACGTGAATCCGACCCGTTGATTACCGACCCTGAACTAGAAAAAGACCGCATCACATCCGAATCAGTAGAAGCCGCGCTGTTGTCCAGTATCCAAGCACAAGCCGCTGACCCTAACGGACCATACCAACCAGATGACCTCGCATACCTAACGATGCTCACTGTGGAAAAGAACATGAGTTTGTATCAGGCTGTACAAAAAACTCAGCAACGCGCACAAGAACGTCAAGCAGCGATGGCACCACAAGGCGCACCAGAAACAATGCCAGGACTAGCAATGCCAGGTATGGGTGCAGAACAACCTGCAGCACCACAAGGTCCAGGCGGTGTGGAAGGATTGTTAGCACAACTTGGTGGACCACCAGCAGGCGCAATGGCACAACCAGGAACACCTGGAGCAGTGCTCAGTTTAGGAGGGAGACTATAAATGGCAGCATACGGACAACGCACAGATTTGAACATGGCACCATCAGCGGTACCAGGACAAACATACGGTGAAGCAGGCGCACAAATGGCTGCACAACGCGCAGTACCAATGGGCGCACCACCAGCACCAGCACCACCAGCACAAGGTGCATCAACCTCATACACAGCACCAGGTCAACTTGGACCATTGGACCGACCAACAGAACGCCCTAACGAACCTGTAACTGCTGGCGCACCATTCGGACCAGGGCGCATGTCACAAGGAAACGCATACATCGGACCACGCAACAGCGACCCAATCCTTGACGAACTACGTGCACTATACGCAACTTACCCAAGTGATGAACTTGCAGACATGTTGGATTCCTATTTGCGCGAAGGCTACTAATGGCTGGATTCTTTAACGTCTTCGATTCCGTAGACGAGGAAAATAATGACAAAGACGCGCAAGGGAACATTGACGCACAAAACAAAATTGCTAAAACAATCACACCACAACAAGCATTAGCAGCAAGTCAAATCTACAAAAAATCTCCGTGGATTCCAGCACGTGTCATTTTGGACATGGCAAAAAACCCGAACCTTTCGCCACAAGCACAAGAAGCAATATCTGGCATTGCTGGCAAACAATATGTTCAAACAAACACACCTAACAAACCTGATGACCGTAACTGGTTTGAAAAAACTATTTACGACCCAGCCAAAGCAGCAACACGATGGGGTTTTGCAGCATTGCAATTCACACCTGATGCAGTACAAAACGCTGCGTCACAAGCATTTTCTGGCAATGACCCTGCAGGTGTCGACGGATGGTTCGCGTCCACAGCATTAGGTGCGATGGCTTCAGGTCAAGACACAGGTAGCGGATTTTTTCTTGGTGGGGAAGCCGCAAAAACTCAAGCACAAAAAGCACGCGACTTCCGTGGAACAATCAACGGTCACGCATGGACTGTTGGACGTGGTGCCGCCGACATTGTGTTCACACCAGGAACCAAAGAGTACTCACTGCTTTCAGGGTTCTTCGATGCTGCAGTAAACATTTTTGCTGACCCAACATTGTACGCAGGTCAAGCGTTCAGATTAGCAAAAACTGGCGCATACTCAGATAAAACTGTTAAGGGCTTGGTTGGCACCCGAAAAATATCTCAAGGATTAGCAAAACAACTTGTTGACCGTGGCTTGGTGCAAACAGACAAAATTCCTGAGTTAACTGGAGAAGTGGCAATTGCTGCATCCAAACTTGCTAAAGGTGAAATAGGTTTAGATTCCGCTGAAGCAATCTCATTTAGAAACTCCGACTACTTTTCTTGGTTTGAACAAAACAATAAAGCAGTCAGAATGGCTGCTCGTATTGCTGGTTTCGGTGAAGAAGCAACCACACAAATCGCTGCACGAAAACTCACTGGGACAGCAGCATCAGCGTTACGTGGCAAAGCAGCATTTCAAATCATGGAAGATTTCAAAGGAACTATTGACCCTGGAACGGCAGCACGTCTAGCAGAAGCAGATACGCCTCTAAAAGTTAAAGCAATCATTGGTGAGGCTGCTGCACGTCTATCAGCAAACGTTGAAGATGTTATGTTGCCACGCCAAATTGGTGACATTGCAGGAACAGGTGCAACAGCCGCTGCTCGTGAAGTTATCCGTGAACGAATCCCACTGTATCGAACCATTCGCAACAGCAGATGGTACACAGACATTCCTACAGAAAACGTATTGAACTTTGGTACTGGGTTGGAACGGTCCAAGGCTGTCACAAATATGGCAAACTTTTTGCGTGGACTAAAAATTCATACTGCACTACCAGAAACATTTGATAACTTTGTTGGCGAAGCAATGGCAGGGCTGTCTTTGGAAAACGCCGCAGAACGCAAGGTTGCTGCAGAGAACATTTACGGCAAATTTATTGAAATTATTACCGAACATTCTGGTGGGGATGCCAACATTGCTAGAGAAGCCACACGCGGAATTAAAGAAGAACTTGCCAAGATTCGTGTGTTTGGTGCCGACGAAATGGGCAACCTAGATGATGGTGGTTTGCTTCAACATTTACGTCAACTTGGATTATCCGATAAAGAATTATTACGACGTTTCGGTCGAGAGGAATTAGACCAACTTCGAATTCAAGGTCCAACTGCCCTTGTTGAACTAGCCGAAAACGTGTATGTTTTGCCAGACTACAGAAAACTTCGCGCATTAACAGGAAACAAATTTGTCAAAGTTGCTTTAACTAACGCTAAAAGAAATGGCGACCAACGACTAATTCCAGCAATTGCCGAACAACTCCAAACAGAAGTATGGAAACCAATGGTTCTAGCCACAGGTGGGTATGTGGTCAGAAACATGATTGACTCACAAATTCGTATCGGTGCCCGCGGCTACGAAAACTTTTTTACACACCCGTTTCATTTTATTCAAACCGTCATGGGGAGCCGTTACGTTGGTCCACTTACAGGAAACTTAGACGGAAAAGCCATCACATTTGAAGATTCTCTAGACGACGTAAGTGGTGCCCTTACAAAAGTTTTGAATGATTTTAAGGATTCAACAAGCAAAACTTTATATCAAACACAATTGGTTGACCCTATTGCTGCTAATGAGCGCATGTTTCGAACCGAAAACTTTTCGCTCATCGACAGAAGTTTGGACGCACCAGGGCACACAACTGGGTATGTTGACAACCTTGGTCAAATACACAATGACCCTATTCTGCGCCGAGTTGCGGCAATATGGAATCTTCCAAAAACTGAACGCACAGCAGGAATTGTCGATTGGTTGGAAACATCCACCGAAGGCAAAGAGGCTGCAAAATCCATTGTTGCATACTTCAAAAACGGTGTACGAATTTCTAATGGTAAAGGACAAACACAGTTCATCAAAATTAGCAATATAGATGACACCAACCTAATTGCTGGTTGGGTTGATAAAGCCGCAAGTGCAAAAATACAAACAATTATTCGTGGTGATGAAGACCTCCGTTTTGTTGTAGCGCACAACCGTGTTCCAAGAATACAAACAATTCTTGACGAACGTGGTATCCCAACAACGCGCCCAACCCCAACTGCTGGTGGACAACTTACATCTGATGTTCAGTTTGAACCAAGAATGGACCCAATAAGACTTGATACTGTTATCTACGCCGAAGATTCAACAACCAAGGGTGTTGGTGGATTGGTAAAACTTGATGATGGCGGTGAAGGAATTATTGTACGTGTAGACAACTACGCTGTCGAAGACCCATTCAACCCAGGGACAACAATAAATCAACCGCAAGCAATCATCCAACCTGTTGCACCAGAACAAGCATTTACCGTTAGAGGGAACGACCCAGGTTTGTTCGGTAGTCAGAGTTTGCGCGAAATGGTAGACCTAAAAGGCAACCAAGGAAAACTTGCACAAAAAGTAAAAGTTGCTAATCGTATCGTGCAAGGCAAAACAGAAAAACTTGACCGTCTTAGCAAATCATTAGACAGCGGTGTTGACTGGTTCTTTACAAAACTTGTTGGCAAAGCAACACAAAAACTTGAACGCTCACCACTGTACCGTCAAGCGTTTTACCGTGAAGTTGCAGACAAAGCAAAGTTGTTATCACCAGAAGAGCAAACCCGTTTGCAACAAAACATCACAAAATATGTTGACGATTTGAACGCCGACCTAATTGACGAAGGCAAAAAAGGGTCAATGACTGTAGAAAAATATGTTGGCAACAAAAACATTTACGACAAAATCTTTGGCAAAGTATCAACAGGTGACGGAACCATTGAAGAACTAGAACAGTTTGCTTCAGCGATGGCTGTCTATGACCTCAAAAAAATCTTGTACAACGCCCAAGAAAAGAACAACCTTGAAGACATGTTGCGAGTGGTTATGCCATTTGCTACAGCGTTCCGTGAAACCCTCGGACAATACTCGTCATACCTGATTGAAGACCCATCGCGTGTCCGCAAAACACAGTTGGCTTTCAACGCAGCAAACTACGATTCAGATAACCCTGACAACGCCCTATCTGGCTGGTTCGATAAAGACTCAACAGATGGCAAAAACGTGTTTAACTTTCCTGCTGGTGGGTGGGCTGGTTCCTTACTGGCTTTCCCAATGAAGGGTGCTTTCCAAGTTTTGAACCTTCCTGGTGGTGGTCCTGTAGTGCAAATTGCTGCATCAGAACTGTTGCCAGATACACCAAAATTGGACTTTGTGCGCAATATGGTTTTGCCATACGGTGATGTTGGTTTGAAATCGTTGGCACCGAGTTGGGCTGTCCGTGGAATCGAAGCCATCAAGGGTGACACAACCAACATGGCAACAATCTTCGGTACGACGTACGCAGAAACAGTGCGTTTCTTGGTGCAAACTGGCGAATACAATATGCAGGACCCGAACGAAGTAGCAAAAATGTATTCGGATGCGAAACGTAAAGCAAGAGTGATGGCAGGTTTACGTGCCCTATTCCAGTTCACTGGTCCTACCTCGCCACGGATTGACTTCCGTTTAGAAACTGATGGCGGTGACATTACTGCTTCTGCTTTGTCGCAAGAGTTTTATAAACTACAAGAAAATAACCGTGATACAGCAGTTGATGAGTTCATCAAAAAGTTTGGTGAAGATGCTTTTATCTATCTTGGACACAAAACCGAACCAGTCAAGGGAGGCTTAGAACCAACCAAACAGTTCGACGCATGGCAACGAGGCAACGGCGACCTGTTCAACGAATACGGAAACACCGCAGGATACCTAGCCCCTGGCGGAGATGGGTTTAGTTTCCAAACTTGGAACCGTCAACTCAATAACAAAAACCGTCGACGACTCACAGCCCCAGAAATCGTTGCTGCAGCCCAATACAAGATTGGTGCATCTATCTACCGTGAGAAACGAAACCAACTAGGTGACACCCTTTCTTCTGAACAACGTGATTGGCTATCGCAATGGCGTAGATTCCTCAACCAAGAATACCCAGGTTTCCCAGCCAAAGCCCAATTCAACCCAGGTGAACTAGATGCTTTCACCAAAGAACTACGCAACTTGGTATCTGACAGCCGTGTTTCTGACAATGCCACAGCACAATCAGTGAAACAATACTTAGATGCCCGCGATGAAGCACTACAAAAAGCCGCTGAAGTAGGGTTAAGTTCATTGGATTCTGTTCGTGCGCAACCTTTGAAGGACTGGTTGAGTAGTATTGCAGCAACGCTTGTTCAGCAAAACCCTGAATTCGCACGTATCTTTGAAGATAAACTTGCAGGAGAAGTAGACTAATGGCAAAAGACCCAGTAACAGGCGAAGAAATAACCACCGTGCCTTCGTTGGTCGCACCATCTGCACTTGGTGCTTCATCCAGTGGTCTAGCCCCAGACGTAAAACTTGGTGTACGTCAGGCTATCGGCGCAGAAATGGAAGGATTCACACCACTGCCAGGTGACATTGTTTCCACCACCCCAATCTCAGCCAAAGAAGCAACATCTGCACGTATTCGAGAAACTGTTGCCCCAGAATCATTTGGTTATGTTGGGCAAAGTCTTGTAGATGAACGCGGCATTATCGTTCGTGGACAGTACGACCCAGCCAAAGAAGCATATAGCGAACTAGCAAGACTTACCGTAAATGACCGTATTGCATTACAGCAGTCATTCGCTGCGCGAGGACTTTACCCAAAGAACTATCGCCCAACAGGAATGTTTGAATCAGCAGACCTTACCGCAATGGAATCATTTTTGCGTTACGCAAACTATTCTGGTGTCACAACAAAAGTAGCACGCACATTATTTCAATCAGAATATAAGGTAACTGGCGGTCTTGGAAAAACTGTTCGACCTGACGCCAAACAAGATTTAGATTCTGCAGTGGACACAGTGTTCAGACAGTTCATGGCACGTGATGCAACCCCTGAAGAAAAGGCTGCGTTCCGACAGATGGCTTTCAAACAGAAATCAACTGAAGCCTATGGTGGTGCTCAGGCACCGAACATTGGTGTTGCTGCAGAAGCGTATGCTTCTCAACAGTTTGGTCCTGAAGCGCAGGCTACTACTGCTGCTTCGTTGTTCGATATTTTGGATAAGAAAGTTAAAGGACTCGCATAATGGTACAGCCCAAAGAACCAAAAAAATTGGAAGCATCCAAAGACATTTTGCCGTATCTGGATAAAGCAAAAACAGAACGTGATGCGTTAAAAGCAGAACTTGCTACAGCATCCCCCAAAAATCGTGCAGCAATTCAAACAAAATACAATACAGCAAAAGACCAAGTTGACATATATCAAAAAATGTATGACGATGCCAAAGACCGTGAAGGCGCTGCCTCTGAAGCAATTGCCGCTAAATCCGAAGATGTAAAACTAAAACAATCTGGTGCAAAAACACGCATCAAATCTTTGGAAGATACCGTAATAGCATCTGGCAAACGGTTTAGGGGAGACCCTAATGATGAAAACAAATACAACACATATCAAAACGATATGGCTGTACTTGCGAAACAATACGATTCTTTTGATTCTCAGGGATTTGTATTCCCACGCATTGTTAGTTCTGTTGAAGGTGGTTACGCCGAAACAGCATTTGCCCCAATCGAAACCGCTACTACGCCAACGACAATGGCTGGTGCAGAAGCGTTAGCAGGAGAAAAACAAACCCCTACGGGTGTACAAGACCCAGCCACCACAATCAAAAGCAAGGTTACTGTTGTTGAAAACGGCAACAACGTCGAAGTAACCACCTACATGGATGGTCGCGTATCCAAAAAAGTATTGGGACCATCAACACTCCCAGACACCGCATCAAGTGCCATTCCTAAAGGCACTGCTGGCACACCTTCATCAATGAAAACTTATGTTGATGCACAACTAAAAGCAAAAGGTTTGGCTGACACCCCAGCAAATCGCAAGACACTACGTGCCGAATATCAAGCATTGCCCCCAGCGGAAAAAGGAAAAGCAGCAGCACCAGCCGCAACAGATAACTCATGGGAACAACTGTTCATAAAGAACAACCCTGCCAAAGCATGGTACCTAACAGACCTAGACCGAAACAAATACCCACAACTATTTGCCATCCTCAAAGAATACGCACTACCACGCCCACTCACAGTAGAAGAACAATCAGCGTTCGCAGCAAAACTTGATGGCACAGACTTCTTCCGAGAACTCAGCACCTCTGGCAAAGTTCGTGAAATTAAAAACGTTGTAGGAGAACTAGGTTTCGACAGCACAGACTTCACACAGTTTGTCAATACCGCCATCAACATGGGGTATACAGGTGACCGTTTGAAACAAGAAACCTACAAAGAAGTATTTAAGACTGGTGCCGATGGCAAATATGTGAACCCTACAGCGTTGGCTAGAGCAACCAAATCAGCCGACTACCTGAACGTTGTTAACGATGCCCGCGCATATTTCAATACCGCAGGCGCAGACCAAGCATCAGTTCAATCTATTCTCACTGGTGGAATAACCAGAGAAGATTTCCAAAGGCAGCAACGAGAAATCGCTAAAAAACGTTACCCACATTTGGCTGACCTTATCGACCAAGGTGTGTCGTTAGAAAGTTTGGCAGGGAACTTCAAAACTACTGCATCCCAACTTCTGGAAATAGACCCAAGCACTATTGACATGTCTGCAGCCGACTATGAGGTTGCCATAAACTTTGGTGAAGAAGGCAAGAAACGTGTTATGAGTACTGGTGAGTGGGATAGGTTGTTGCGTACAGATTCTAAATACGGTTGGGAAAAAACCAACAATGCCAAACAAGAGGCTAGAGGTTTGGCTGCTAACTTAGTTCAAGCATTTGGAAGGATTATCTAATGTCACAAATTGATTCCACTAACGATATAGAAACCGCTTCAGATATTTTGCAAGCAACCCTAAAATACTATGGGATGGATAACCCACAGTTATTGGCTGATGTGAAAACCGCATTGGCTGACCGACGTTTAACAGCATCATCGTCGCTAGATGACATTGGTATCCAATTACGTGAATCTGCCGCTTTCCGAGAACGCTTCGCAGCAAACGAAACTCGACGTGCCGCTAAGAAACCTGCCTATTCGGTAAGCCAATATCTACAGTTGGAATCCTCATACCGTAATACACTATTGAGTGCAGGTATGCCAGCAGACTTCTACAACACCCCAGAAGACTTCTCCAACTTCATAGCCAACGACATCTCACCAGATGAAGTCAAAGCCCGCGTAGACCAAGGCTATGCCGCAGTCAAAAACACTGACCCAAAAGTAGTCAACGAACTCAAAACCCTATACGGACTAGACGATGGCACACTCGCCGCTTTCTTCGTAGACCCAGCACGAACCAAAGACCAAGTACTAAGAGCAGCCCGAGCAGCCGAAGTAGCCTCACAAGCCCGCCAACAAGCAGGCATCAGCCTCGGAGCACCAGCAGCAGAACTACTCGTCCAACAAGGCGTAACCCAAGAAGAAGCCCGAACAGGTTTCGCCCAAGTATCCCAACTACAAGAACTCACCCGCCCACTCCAAGGAGAACAAGCCTTGACCCAAGAAGAACTAGTAGCAGGGTCATTAGGAACAAACGCTGCAGCCGCCCAACGAATAGCCAAAACTCAACGCCGCCGCAAAGCAGGATTCGAAGCAGGCGGAGGATTCGCCCAAACACAACAATCCAACATCGGACTTACGACCGTAGGGCAATAACCAACATTAGTAAATAAGTTGTGTTATAGTTACAAACGATACCTTAAACGGTAGGAACCTGTACGGGAATCCCCCGCACCGTACGGCGACATGGGGTGACCAATCAACCGCAGCCACCACGTACCTCGGACATGGTGTGGGCAGAAACGAGAGTGCCATATGTCAGATATTGACAACTACGACAACGAAGACCAAATGGAATCAAACCAAAACCCTGTTAGGGCAAGGATGAAACAATTGGAGAAAGAAACCGCCGACCTACGCAAGTTGGTAGCGGAATCTGAAGTAGCAAAACGAGAACTAGCGTTCGTGAAAGCAGGCATCGACCTCACTGCACCAGCGTCAAAGTACTTTGTTAAAGGCTACGACGGAGAACTTTCCCCAGATGCCATTAGGGAAGCCGCTGTTGAGGCGCAACTGATTAGTCCCCCAGATTCCACACCATCCAGAGAAGAAGCAAACGCTTGGCAACGAACCGCAAAAGTCGCGGCAGGAACCCAAACAACGCAACCACCTGTTGACTGGACTCGAAGGCTGAACGACGCACGAAGCCCTCAAGAAGTAGATTCAATCCTGGCAGAAGCACGAATAGCACTACAAAATTCGTAACAACTTCTACACAAAGGAAAAATAATCATGGCAGGCGAAACCCAACTCTCGTCTCTGTCCGTAGACCAGGTAGCATTTGACCGTCTCGCATATTTTGCGTTGCGTTCAGAACTCTTGTTCGACCAGGCAGCAGACGTACAACCAGTACAGCAAGCAATGCCAGGAACTGGCGTCACATTCACAATTTTCAGCGACATTGCAGCAGCAACGTCAACACTGAACGAAGTGACCGACGTTACCCCTACAGCATTGTCCGACAGCCAAGTAACCGTAACTCTTAACGAATACGGTAACGCAGTTGTCACCACAGCCAAGTTGCGCGGAACAGCGTTCTTGGATGTTGACTCAGCAGCAGCAAACATCATCGGTTACAACGCAGGCGATTCAATCGACCAAGTTGTCCGTGAAGTTCTTGCCGCAGGAACCAACGTAATTTACGCCACAGGTGGCACAACAACACCAACGAGCCGAGAGTCAATCTCAACAGATGACATTTTGCACGCTGATGATGTTCGCAAAACTGTCGCACAGTTGCGTGGAGCAAACGTAGCAACCTTCAACGGTTCTTACATCGGCTTCATCCACCCAGACGTTTCGTACGACTTCCGTTCGAACACCGACGCATCAGCATGGCGTACCCCAGCAAACTACGTAAACCCAGAAGGTATCTACAATGGAGAAATCGGCTTGTTTGAGTCGGTACGTTTCATTGAGACACCACGAGCCAAAGTGTTCACGAACGCTTCAAACGGTACCAGTTCGACTGGAACGATTGACGCATATTGCACACATATCATGGGTCGTCAGGCTCTTGCTAAGGCATACTCAGCACAAGATGGTAACGGCGCAGTGCCGAAGATTGTTCGCGGTAACGTGACCGACCTTCTCATGCGTTTGCAGCCATTGGGTTGGTATTGGCTTGGTGGCTACGGTCGCTTCCGTGAGGCAAGCCTCCGTCGCATTGAGTCAGCATCTTCAATTGGTACAAACTAGTAACTAGTAATTAGTTGAATGAGGCTTTAGCCCCCTGCTTCGGCGGGGGGCTTTTGCTTTTGGTATAGTATGTTGAACGAAAGGTTCCTATGTCAATTTCCAATTATGCAGAACTAAAAATTTTGGAGCACACGACAGGTAAAACTGCGTGGACTATGCCTACGAACGTGTATGTGAAACTGCATTTGGGTGACCCTGGTGAGGCTGCTACTTCTAATGCGGCTGTTGAGGCGACTCGTAAGGTTGCTGCGTGGGCTACTGCTGCGTCGGGTTCTATTGTGACTTCTGGAACGATTGAGTGGACTAATGTTTCTACTACTGAAACTTATTCGCATTGGTCTTTGTGGGATGCGTCTACTGCTGGTAATGCTTTGTGGTCGGGTGCTTTGGCTACTAC